AAGCTAGAATTAAGTCTAAGTTTAAGGCTCTAGAAAAGTTTTTGAAATTTAAAGCACTGGAATACCTTATGCTGAAATACTAATATGGGACCATTTGATTTTATAAAAGCCATTAATGACTCTAAAGATGTCATGAAGGATAATTCTCTGGCAGAAAAGGACTATATTCCCTTTCTGATTAACAGGGGATTATCTTTTTTTCAGGATACGGTCATTCAAGTCAATGAAATGAATAGGTTACACTTCCTTGACAACAAACTTCAGTTCGACTATTTACTAAATAACATTAGACCGCGAAAAAGGTGGTCTAAATGGTTGAAACCAGACAAAATTGATAATCTAGAAATAGTCAAAACATATTTTGGTTTCGGTAATGAAAAAGCAAAAGAGGCTTTAGAAGTTCTCACCAGCGAGAACATCGAAGAGATTAAGAGTAAACTTGCAAAAGGTGGAATGGAGAAATCAAATGACTATAAACATAGAAGAGATGGTTGAATGTACATTAAAAGAACCTGATGACTTTTTAAAGATTAGAGAAACACTTACAAGAATAGGTGTTGCTTCAAGAAAAGATAAAACCTTATATCAATCTTGTCATATATTACATAAACAAGGACGATATTTTATTGTCCATTTTAAAGAATTATTTGCCCTTGACGGTAAACCTACAAATTTTTCAGAGAATGATCAAGCGAGAAGAAATACAATAACGAACCTATTATCTGAATGGGGGCTTATAGTATTGGTAGATTCGGAAAAAACAGCCGGATTAACTGTTCCCTTAAATCAATTAAAAATTCTAGCATATAAAGAAAAAGAAGAGTGGACATTAACAGCAAAATATAATATTGGAAGTAAAAAGGTGATAGATGAGCACAGCGAAGAAGAAAAAGGTGGAAATTCCTAAACCACCAACAGTCAATAGTAAAATTACATCATTAAAATTCTACAAAACAAACGAACAGGCACAATTACCAGTATTTGCAACGGAGCAATCCGCTTGTTTTGATATGTATGCAAATTTAATTATGGATGAAAGTGCACTATATTATGGTGCGATTCAAACAAAACAGTTACCCAGGAGGGTTTCTTTTGATATAAATAGTAATAGACCATATTTACAAATAAATAATATGGAAAGAATGTTAATTCCTACTGGACTTATCGCAGATATTCCTATAGGGTTTTCGGTTAGATTACATTCAAGATCTGGCCTGGCATTTAAACAGGGAGTTTATCTTACTAATTGTGAAGGTGTGATTGACAGCGATTATGTCGATCCTATTTTTGCAATGGTTACGAGCATCAGCAACGTACCCGTGAAGATTTATAATGGAGATAGAATATGCCAAGGAGAACTGGTTCGGTGTGAAAAATATACATTGGATGAGTCTGATGAAGCGCCTACTCAAAAAACAGATAGAGAAGGTGGTTTTGGTTCAACAGGAGTGTAATACTCGGTGTATACATATCCTATTTTAATTTAAATTAAATGGAGTACAAATGTTAGAAAAAGCAATAGGTTGGATTCGCAGCCTTACAGAAGCAGGTCTTGCGTTAATCGCACTTGGTGTGGTCGCGCAAATACTATTTGGAGCAGCAGTTCCTTTTCTTGGTCTTGATGTTGTCGGCTCAGTTGTTAGTTTAGTAAAACAACTTGGTGGAGAAGGTCTTGTAGGCTTAGCCGCAATTTGGGTTTTGTGGGGTATTTACTCTAAGAAGTAAGTCTTGACAAATCCTAAAAGTATGTTATAATATAAGTATGTGAATTTTATATTATGGAAATACAACTGAAAGGGGTGCTGGTTAATCCTTTGGTGTCCTCGCCCCTTTCTTTTATTATGAAACAGAATTGGCAAATTGAAGAAAACGAAATGGAAACAAAATTTAAGTTAGTAGTAAAAGACTCTGGTAGTTATACAGCAGATTCGTTTACTAAGTTAATTTGGATTGTTTTACGACATCGCCTCCAACATCTATGTAAAGGTGAAGGATGGCGTGATTGAGGTTGTCCATAGTGGAAACCTCGTAACTGTCACCCGCTCTTGCGAATGAGGGGTGAATTTTAATAACCTCGCTTTATAAGGAGGAATTATGGTACAATTTCGCGCATCACATATGCCCATGAATTTTGGGGATATGGAAAAGGCTCTCGGCTTTACTGTCGGGTTTGATTCAATGTTTGATAGGTTGTTTGGAGCCCTAGATCATCCAAACCCAAATCCCAACAACAAACAAGGTTATCCACCTTACAATATCAGAAAAGATGGAGAAACCAAGTATTTCATCGAAATGGCCGTTGCAGGTCTTTCGGAGGAAGACCTTGAAGTTGAATTGAAAGAAGGAATTCTCTCAGTTCGATCTGGAGTAGGGAAGAAAGAAGAAGAAGTTGAATATGTTCATCGTGGCATTGCCAAGAGAACATTTGAAAGAAACTTTACTCTTTCTGATGATGTTATTGTGAAGGGATGTGACCTTAATAACGGAATGTTAATTGTTGAACTTGAAAAGGTAATTCCAGAGGAAAAACGAGCACGTTTAATTCCTATTGGAAAAACATTCAAGTCGATTACCTAATTCGATGCGCCCATCAGTACTTTGTGCTGGTGGGCTTTTTGATTATGAAAGAATTTCCATACTATCCAACTGATTATACTTGGAGAAGAAAAGAATTTAATCAATTTCTTCAATATCAAGATAATTTATGGGAAAATAAAGACATTAAACAGACCATGCATGGGTTAGCATTATGTTGGTCTTATATGCCTCATAGTTGGGCAGTACAATGTAAAGGAATGAATTCTCCTTTGCAAACTTTTGAAAATGATATAAAAAAAGTCCTTAAAAAAATGAATCAAATGGGGCATGGTACTACCCCTTCTGGTATGAGGAAAACTCTACGGATAATGACAGGCTCTCAAGGGGTTAGTAATTTTAGACCAACTGCAGCACACGCAATTTATAATAGATTCCTCCCTGATGGTGGAACAACTTGGGATATGTCAGGTGGATATGGTGGAAGATTATTAGGTGCAATTAAATCTCAAATAAATTATATTGCTACTGAACCGGCAACAGAAACGGTTAAAGGATTGAAAGAAATTATTGTAGATTGGAGCCAGATTTCAAATATTTTTAGAAAAGTTCCACACTTTGAAATAGTACAAAAAGGTAGTGAGGATTTTCTTCCAGATAAAGAATCATTAGATTTATGCTTTACCTCCCCACCATATTTCAATACAGAAAAATATTCAGATGAAGAAACCCAAAGTTATATAAAATTTCCAACTAAAGACGAATGGACAGATGGGTTTTTGAGAAAGACTATTCAGAATTGTCATTATGGATTAAAACGAAATCGTTATATGCTGATTAATATTGCAAATGTTAGTTCATTTAAAAATTTAGAAGATGTAACAGTAAAGACTGCAGAGCAGGAAGGTTTCGTATATGAAGATACTTATAGATTGACTTTATCGAAAATTAGTGGCAATGGATTTAAGTATGAACCAATATTTGTTTTTAGGAAAAGATGAAGAGATATATAATACAGAAGAATAAATTTTAAAAACCCTATTATTAGGAGAAAAAAATGTGTAATAACGAACATTGCAATTGTGAAAATTGTACTTGCGGTTCATCTTGTAAATGTACAGCAGAAAATCAATGTGGATGTGAATAATTATAAAAGGATATAATGCTTACAATTTTGGGAAGTCTATTAGGATTCGCTGGGTCAGCAGTACCTAGCATAATAGACGCGTTCAAAGAAAAAGAAGATCAAAAATCCAAAGTGGAGATGTTTAAACTCCAACTGGCGGCGAAAGAAAAAGGCGTTGACTTAGACATAAAGTTAATGGAAACAAAGGCCGCCGTAGAAGAGCAGAAATCCCTTATTGAACATGACATAGCACTAGGTAAACAAGGTGGATTTATAAATTCATTGCGAGCATTTGTAAGACCATTTATAACTTATGTTTTTTTCTTAACATTTATAGGTGTTAAAATTACATTAGTATGGGATACCATTAGCAAGGGCGGAGATTTAAATGCTACCCTTGCTGTTATATGGGATGAACAAACTGAAGCGTTGTTTGCAGCTATCATTAGTTTTTGGTTTGGTTCTCGCGCAATGCCTAAAATAAAACAACTTAACAAATAAAAAATATTATGAGAATATCAAAGAATTTTTCTCTATCAGAAATGGTAAAGAGTGCAACTGCTGTACGGTTGAACGTAGATAATTCGCCCAATTCAGTACATCTTGTAAATTTAACACATCTTGCAATACATATTTTGCAACCGGTTAGAGATCAGTTTGGTGTTATTACAATTAACTCTGGCTATAGAAGTCCTGCACTAAATGCA